CCCCAATAGTATTTTGTTGGGCCTGTTGGCTTCATCCCGTCTTCCAATAATTTTACAGAACTGCGGCCGTTTTTCTCATCAAAAGTTTCTAGGCTTGATTGTATGACGTGGCTACCAATCAAAAGTCTTCCGTAGCCAACAAATACTGGCCCTCCTTCTCTAATAGTGTTAGCTGGGCCGGTAAAAAGATAACTGGGTCTGCCTCCGCCTTCTATCTGGCGAAAGTCGTCAAACTCTGGCATAGGGGTTAGAAGATTCGCTATTCCGGCCGAGGCCAAGGCTATGCCAGACATTATCAAAGCAGAGCCTAAAGGTCCGCCGATATAAAATCCTACTACAATTAATACTATTGCTAATATAATGGTAAATATATCACGAAAAGTATCGCCAGCTCCTTCTATAATAGGGATGATATCTATTGTCTCTATTTTTCTTTTTAAAACTAGTTCAGACTCTTCTATACCTTCAAGCTTATTAATATCTTTACCTTGTTTATGAACAAAGTTTTTTCCGTTTATTAAAACTTTATATTTTATATTTTGCTTGTCGTGATCCATTAAGGTTCTGTAGAGCTTTTTTGTTTGCTGCTCTACTGCTCTCATTGCCTCTCCGACAGATTTAACGGACAGCTCCCATATATCTCGACCCAGCTTCTCGCCAAGGTCTCCGTGAAATTTAATAGTTGTTAGCGCGTTATCCATTGTTATATCTATACACTTGAGTTAGTTTGTCGAAATATTGATCTATGTTTTCGCAGTTGGGTTTTTTTCCTACTTTATGATGAAAAAAATTATTATTAGAAATATAAACTCCAAAATGATCTATGTTGCTCTTAAGAGAAAAACATAAAATATCACAACTGCGTAAATCTTCAGTAGAAGAAAAATTGACTTGCGTCCAAGCGTGCTTGTTTAAATCAAAAGTTTTTGAGACGATATTTAAATTTTTATTTGACCACTTAGAGTCTCTAGAATCCAGTTCTTCTGGTAATATTAGGCGATATCCTTTTTCTTTTTCTATATATCTCTGCACGAGAGAGATACAATCTGATTTACCCCACTGAAATTTTTCATTTAATATTTGCTCAGTATTGTTTTTATAATCAAAAAACTTAAAAGCATCTGACTTTATGTCGTAAAGCAAAAAATTAATTTTATGTTTTAGGCTATGCTCTTTGTCTTTTAGAGAAAAGTTTGGATTGCCGTTTGTGTGAGAGTGATATATAGCTTTTATCTTACCTAGAAGAGAAGCTTCAAAATAATCGTTGGGGTGCAAAGAGAAAGATATAGACTTTTTATCAGAACAGTTCCTAGCTCTCTTGGCCTTTGTTAGGCCGGTGTTTTCTTCCTGATAGAGTACGCCGCAGCACTCAAAAGGATTTTCTTCTAAAGCATGATCTTTTATATAATTTATATTCTGCGAACTTAGAAACATTCTTTATCCTCCAGCGCTTTGTTGTAATCTTGTAGCGTTAGGAAAGCCTCCAAATTGGAGCTCTCCTTTTACAAAGTCAGTGCCTTCTCCGACAACAACAGACCCTAACACGCCCCATCTTTTCCTGCATCCCGGCAAAGTTTTAGAGCACAAGTCCGCTATCCAAAAGTCAGGGTTAGGCGGGGCAAACTCACTATTATTCGTAGCGCTTATCTTTTTCTTAGCGACAAAATAATATTTTATACCGTTTTTCTCCATATGAATATAGTCACCCGGTTCATAGGTTGATTGATTAGAAAACTTACCTTTAAATACTAACTCATTAACCCCTAATAACTCTTTTATACTTTCGTCTCTAATTGTTGCTACTGGCGGCGCGTCTTCTGGAAGAGTGAGTTCTGACCTTCTTAACCCACATTTAGAATATACATTGTCAGCTAGTGCTTGGGTAGAAGTTCCGTCACTTTCATAAAAGCAACCGCAGCCTCTATACGTAAATCCACACTTGGAAGACGTCACGACTCTTCTAGGCAGCTTTACTCCCTCTACATCTAACGAGGAGCTTAGTTCATAGGCTATGGTAGTTTTATCCTCTGATACCTTTCTTTCTATAAAGAAAACATCTCTAGGAAGTTCTGCGTACGGGTCTGGCTCGTACTGATCTGGAAATTGAGATGCATACACTCCTTTAGATGCCCAGAATCCTGTCTGAGAGCCCTCTCTTGTAAATTCTTGTATGTCAGTAAAGTTTTCTTTGTCTAAAAACTTAGCGAAGGTTCTTATTCTAGTAACTTTCGCGCCAACTATATCTCCGTATTTCCTTATAGACCTTCTCAATAAAGACAAAGCCTCTATACCCTCTTCTTTTTGAGATGTTATATTTAGAGTAGGAGTAGGTAAAACTCCCCTAGCAGTTATTTCGAAACCTTCGGCGTTTATAGGGGCAGGGAAAAAGGTTTTGCCTTGCCAGAAAATATAGGAATTAAATACTCTAATATTATTGTGGAATCTTAGTATGTTTTCTTCTCCTTCTTCTGAGCTAGAAAAAATACCCACTTCGTTCCCGTCTTTTATCAAGCTAGAGCTTTGTTGGACCACACTAGAAAAATCTATTTCAAAAAAAGTCAACATAGCCGAAGGAGTTAGATTAGTCAGCTCATGCATTAATGACTTTACAGACTTCTTCGCTTGGTCTTTATCTATCGTATCGTAAACACCCTCTGGCATAATTATTAAGTATTAGTTTGTTGAAACTCGGCAGAAATAGTATAATTGTTATAAAAAACAAAGTCACTAGTCCATTGCTTGCAGATAAACATTTTCCTGTAGCCAGCAGAAACCATGTCGTTGTGAGGTTCTGGTAAGTCGTGAAAGATAAAAGATTCAACACCTTTTCTAGACTGTAGGAAATGGTTTATCGCTCTAGCTTCTCTTATATCTCTGTGCTCGAACTTTAAATTAATTTTCAAAAGATCATTAAAGATACCGTCTTGCAGTCTCTGCTCGTAACCATTCGAAAAAACTATAGAGTTAACTCTAGGTTTGTGCTCTACTTGGGTATTGTAAGAAGGCGCCCATACAAACTTAGCTTTCGTGGTGTCACTAAAGCTTGTTACTCCTCCCCAAAAGCTGGAATCTGCGGCTGGAGTATTATCGCGGTTGTTATCTGTGAGGCTATAATAGTATTTTACTGATTTTGGCACACTAAAGTCAGAAAATCGTTCAAATACTGCAACAATGTCATGTTTATTGTAGACAACGCTGCTGTTATGCTCGACTATGTTGTAGATACTATTTTCGTCTACCATTTTCCTTATGCCTCTCAACATATTACACTAAAAAAGTGTAAATAATGTAGATGTTATCAAGGATCAGGAGAGAAAGTCAGAAGTTGGCGGTAAACGGAACTGGAGTTAATGCAATCCAGAGCCTTTCTTTCGGCTATGAGACTACGGCTTCTCCTATAAATTCACTTGGGTTAGATAGGGTTCTGTACGCCCCTTCTTCGCCGCAGACAGCTTCTATTAGTGCAAACAGTCTTTTGATCCATAACGACTTCTTTCTAGATTTTACAGGAATAAATCCTTTCAGCGGACAAGTCCAGTATCAAAATGAAACAGTAAAATTTACGGAAGCATACCTTTCTTCGTATTCTTCTTCTTGCGGTATAGGAGAAATTCCTTCTCTGAGTATGCAGGCAGAAATATATGGCGAGCTTGGCACTGGTAATTTTTTTGATTTCGGCGAGACAACTCCTCATGATACAGAATTAAAAGTAGCTGGATACAACTCCATAAACATAGACTTGGATGAGTTTAATACAAACAGGGTACTAAGTTACTCTTTAGATATCCAATCACCTAGGACTCCTGTCTACTCTTTTAATAGAAAAACGCCTGCGGAAGTAATTTCTAATACCCCACTAGATGTAACAATGCAATTTTCTATAGAGGCTAGCGATTACGAGATAAAAAATATGAGGTTTGTGCCAGAAGACACAGTGTTTAAAACTGTTAATTTAAATATAAATAAAAACAATTCTACGGAAAATATACAAAGCTTTTCTTTTGTTAATATGTTGCTCGTTTCTGAGCAATATCAAGCAGATTCAAACTCTAATGTAAATATCGATTTTGTAATGAAAGGAGTAATTTTAAGATAAATGGCATCGATTAGATACGATCAAGTTCCTTTGACATTACAATTCGGCACTGGTTATGTCGAAAAGATAATAGCTTTTGACTGTACTCTGAGTCAGGCGGCCGACCTGCAACCAGTTAAGGCTATAGGATTCAATGGATGCATGGAGCAGACTCCTCAAGGAGCCAGAACAGCAAGTATAGCATTTTCTTATACTCCTTCGCTAACAGTTAGGAGTGAAAATATAATTAATGAATTAGCTAGCGGCCTAAAACATTTAGAAAGACCTCATAAGTTTAATATAAAAACTGGAGTATCTATAATTTTTGGAGGCGTTAGTGGCGAGGGTTTGCTTTCTTCTTATTCTTTTAGCGTAAGACCTTATTCGCCAGTAGAATGTAGTGTTAATTTTGAATTATTCGGTTCAGGAGCTAACGTTGGCACAGCAGAACAAATTCCAACCTCTGGACGCTTGCAAGCTCAAGACGTTACTAGATATACGGGGCAGCAATTTTTAGCGGGAGCAAATGACGAACAACATATTGGTCATTCAAGCTTTTCTTCTTTTATGGCGGGCCAATCTCCTGCGACAATTTCGACAGAAGGCCAAACAGGCATACTTACGTCAGTTGATTATTCTATAAACTTTGATTATGAACCCGTGTATACATTAGGTAATGAGTTTCCTTCTGTGTTCATATGTCATGGCGCAACAGAAGAGGCTAAGATAACGGAGAACATGCATGAAACAGGCATATCTTTTACAGGAAAAAGCGAAAATTTTACCATAAGTGTAAATTCACTAACTGAATCAGAAATAGAAGTTAGCTTAATAGGGCAGACAGGTGCGCCAAGCAGAGGTATGTTAACAAAAATGGAAAGTCCAGTCGTGTCAGACACTCAACTTTCTGTCTCTTCGAATAGTTTAGTAGAGACAAGTAAAACTCTTAGAAGTTATTATTAATGATTTTTTCTTCAAAAAACACAAAGCTTAGATTAAACGATTTAGACATAATCGCGAATCAATGCTCTTTAGACATCCAAGCTTCTATTGATCCTAGATACGATGCAGGAAATAGACACTCCAGAGACTATTTCGCTAACGCAGGAGTTGGGTCAAGCTTGACTTTTTCTCACTACTTAACAGGGTCACTAGACAAAATAAAAGAATTTATATTTGATCAAGGAGAAAAAATAACAAATGACTCAGTCGGGTTAAATAGAAGTAATGAGGGAACTATAATTAGTGGTAGTTTCGGAGGACTTACTTTTACTAGCGGTTATCTACAGAGTTACAGTATAGACTTTTCCCCCAACTCTCCGGCAGTTGCAAGTTCTACTATTGTTTTCTTCGACGATCTCTCAGGAGAGTTCGTGCAAAACGAAGAGACTATAGTTAAGACTCAAGTTCTTAATTGTAAAAACATATCCGTAGAAAATTTTTCTAGTAGTTTGCTAGGCGAGATAAACGATTTTATAAATTGTTCTTACAGCTACTCTGTAGAAATAAATCCTGTTTACAAAGTTGGCTCTACTACTCCGGATAGAATATATTTTGGCAAGAAAAACATATCGATGGGTTTAGAAGTCGATAACCCTACTGGCTATCTTCCCTATAATGGTATATCCAGTAAATTCAACATTAACTTATTAAAACACGGAGAGCCATCTAGCGCTGTGCCAACAGAAAGATTTTCTTGCTATGGGATTTTGCAGGGCAGAAGCGTTAGAGCTAATGTGGGAGATAAAGTATCGCATCAGCTAAGTATAGTAACCAGTAGCCCGAGAAGGGAGGCTGTAGTCTCGGGAATACTTCCTGATTTTAGGCCTATATATGCACAAAATTCATCTTTAAACTTAACAAGCGGCGAACCCGCTTACAGGGGGCCACATTATGTCTAGTCTAGCTGGTTACCAAGAGTCAGGTTTCTTTTTCCCTGAGTCAGGTTTTTTTATAAGCGGAGAAGAATTAAATAATGTCTCTAAAATATCTTGGGGAGATGTTGACATTGGCCCAGAAAGACTTTTATATTATAGAAACACAGGCATAAGTGGTTCTCTTCCTCCAGAAGTAATGACTGATACGGTGAACGTCGTTTCTCTGGACGGTGCAGTTGCGGAATTAGGAGAGCAAACAATTCTGCTAAAAGAACATCATCGAATAGATCCATCTGGAACGTTACCAAGAATAACTGGCTATATAGACCAAAACTTTATAATAACTGGCAAAAACTTTTACAGAGTTACTGATGTTATCTTTGGAGATGCTAAATCTAAATTTACCGTAGCTGGGCCAAGTAGAATAGAAGCTAGAATACCCAAGAACGCTTTGCACGCGCCCGTCACTGTTTTTTCTGCTTTAAGAAGTGGCGAAGGCGGCGCTCCTTTTAATAGCGGGGATACCACAGATAAATTTATACCTGTTCCAGAAATAGTTTCTGTCGATCCTAATCAAGCTTTGCCAGATACAGAAATAACAATATCTGGATATTCTTTTGGTGCTGTTACCGGCGTAAGATTTCCCGACAAAACAGGAGCAGCAGACATACTTTCGCCTAGAGAGCTAACGAACGAGACTCTAAAAGTGACAGTTCCCAACGGTTCTAAAACGAGAGGTAACTTTACTTACTTTTTGGAGAGCGGAATATTTTCTAGAACTGTCGGTGGCGACGAAGAAGGGGCGATAGTCCATCCGACTTTAAAGCCGTCTACCGAAGCTAACACTTTTATCCATCTCGCTTTGATAGATCGGGTAAAGCCAGATGAGGCTGTCGTAGGGGGCAACCTAATATTTCTAGAGGGCAGAAACTTCACCACAGGCATACTAAATCTTGTCGAGACCGGAGTATCCAAAAAGATTAAGGTTAGATTAGGAAACAGGGACTTAAATAATTTTGAAATACTTAATGAAAACTTAATTCAAGGTGTTCTCCCTTCAGATCTTGCTTCTGGCGAGTATCTTATTTCTTTATATAGTGAAATAGGCGACCTATATCCATCTGGTCAAACTGTTTTGATAAGCGGGAACTTGCCTACTGTATCTTCTGTTGTTCCGAATATAAATATAACGGGAAAACAGTCTACGATAAGAGGTAACGATTTTTATAATATTTCTAAAGCAACTCTTACAAGATCAGATATAACCGGAGTTTTTGTAGATATTACAGGGACTAACGGAACTGGCATAGTAAACTCGTC